AACTATCACCTTCTAATATTTGTGCTGCCATATCATAATGCATTTCATATAAGTGCAAACTTCCTGCATGGTGATGGTATGTACCTATTTGTAAATCAGGATAGTGTCTTTTTAATTCATTAAACATCAATTGCTGAAATAGACAAAATATAAAAATATCATTTGACATTCCAAATACAATATCATTACTTCTCATACATGTTCCCATATGAAGTTTATTGTCACGTATAAAAAATTGAAGATATTGTGTACATGGTATATCATTAGGATTTTTTGTTTTATGATATGGTTGACCAATTACAAATGTTGCACGACGACTATCCTTATCAGCCAACAACTCTTTTACTGCCCAGTCCCATTGACTACCAAAAACATAACAACCATAATTTGATTCAACATTATCTTCATCATCCTTAATATTCAACCAAATCCTAGCAAACTTTCCAATGTTTACTGAGTTTGGATTTCTTGACAAATACCAAAGAAATTCTGCAAGTGTATATGTTGCATTGAATTTTCTACTTGGCCAGACAATATCTAAATCTGTTGGGTCTTGTATTGTAAAAGACCTAAATAGTACTTCTTTCTGTTTTGAACCACGACTTTCTACATTTTTACCAACAACTGAAATATTGTTGAGTTCATTCCAAAATGCTTCGTTTAAGTTTGAATATGTAAACATAGTATAACCCTTTTAATTTAATTTTATATAATATAACAAATTCTAGCGACAATTAAAAATTTTCTTCAGCAAAATATTCAACAATTTCACCACATCTTATAATTGTTGAATCTATGCCAGCAGCAAGATTCCACTCTGCTGATTTTCCAATCAATTCTATACCTTCCTTTTGTGTAAGTCTTAAATTATCCAATATCTGTACTGTTTGTGAATATCCTACAATTTTATTTCCTTCAATATTGTTATCATATATTCTCTTTGTTGTTTCATAATATATTTTTCCACCATTGTATGTTTTACATGTATATGGTTTACCAATGGCAAATACTTTGTAAAACATAGTCTCCAAAGATATATCATTTTCACTTGTAAAATCACATTCATAAATATACTTAACTTTGTCTTTTGTGTCAGTTTCAAAGATTTCATTTATATTATCTGTCCAAATAAGTTTATTGTAATTTACAGTTTCTTCATTGTCAAACAAAAGAGATTTTGATAATAAGTCTATTTCTAAAAGTTCATTTTTGTATATTTTATTTTCAACTAGACTTAGTAATGTTTTTCTTAAAAAATTATAACTTTCATTAGGACCTAAATCATTTATGCTTATGTATGGTTGAGGGTTTTCAAATTGATACATATAACTACTTTCAACAGTTGTCTTTCCTCTAGTTGACAAACAGTAAATTCTTCTAAAATTATCTGTAAATGTTCTACTTAAATTTCCTCTATCATTAAAACATATGTTGAATTCATTTACTTTCCATTCAAAAAATCCAGTAAATAGTGTCATAAAATAATTTGTTGCAGCTGAAGATGGAATAAAATCATTTTCAAAATGAGGATCATAATACTTATCTGTGTGTATAAGTGTGGTGTGTGGCAACAAAAAAGCTGACACTAGTGCGTCCATACTATGTCCTATTATATAATTCATAGTTTTATTATTAACATACCCTTATTGAATTGATGTTCAGATACTTCTAATTTGTATTCATATACAACTTCACTAACCAATTCTTTCATTTTATCACTATAACCTGTAATTATATGAAGATCACCAGTGTACCACTGCAATATGTGAATAGATAAAAATTCATCAACCACACTCCTAACATCACAATGTCTTACACCATGTAAATCTAATTTTTTCATATTAATCTATAAATTCTACTATAAATGATTTTAGTCCTCGATATTTCATATCACTCATTGCATTACACAATACATATTGTACATTTCTTTCAATTGTATTATGTCCATCACCATCAACTATAACTTCCTTTACGGCATCATCACTGTTTAACTTAACAGGTTGAGAAAATTTTATCTTTACACTTTTCATAAGCAACTAAAATATCTTTCTCCTCTATCACAAAGTATTGTTATTGCATGTCTTTTTTCATTATCTCTTAACCATTCAAATGCAGCCTTAACATTTGCACCTGCACTTATTCCTACAAATAAACCATGTCGCTGAGCTAAATGTCTTGCTACTTTTCTTGCACATTCTGTATGCACAGTTTTTATTTCGGTAATTTTTTGTAAATCAACCAAAAACTTACTACCATCACCTATACCTTGTATACCATGCAGACCTGGTTCAAATCCGGACATAACAGCTGATTCCTCTGGCTCAACTGCTACTAAACTCATACCTGGATAATGTTCTTGAAGATATTTTCCACAACCCATTATTGTTCCACCTGTACCTGTACCAGCCACAAACGCTTGAGGCCATCCGTCATAATCATAATGTTCAATTTGAGGCCTAATCTGTCTTTCTATTTCTGGACCTGTATTTTTATAGTGAGCCTCAATATTCAAAGGATTATGAAATTGGTTGCAATTAAAATATCCATCCATCTCTGCTAGCTTATCTCTTACAGCAATTGCCTCATCAAAATCTCCTTCATCAACTTCAATTAATTCTGCACCATAATATTTGAATATTTTTTTACGTTCCTCGGACATGTTACATGGCATAACAATTTTCATTTTGTAACCTCGCTCAGCAGCTAACATTGCAAATGATATTCCAGTATTTCCAGATGTTGCCTCTATTAGTGTATCACCTCTTTTTATTAGACGTCTATGTTCAGCATCATTTAATATATAGGTTGCCATTCTATCCTTTACAGAACCACCTGGATTCATAAATTCACATTTGCCCCAAACTGTATATTCACCTAATGTAATTGGTACTAATGGTGTTTCACCAACATAACCTGATAATTTTGTCATTTAAGATATTCCTTTAGTTCAGTTGGTGACGGCCAACCTAATTCCTTTTTACATTTTCTACAAATACGCATATAATTTTTACCTGGTATATATCCTATATCTGTGTCTATGTGTTTACACTTATTTTGTATTTCTTCTATTTCTTTTTGTAACCCTTTAATCTTGTCATTAAGATTATCAACTGGTTCCATGAGCTATCCCTCACAGGCTACACAATCCTCCTTCATTGCATTTGCTGCAATATCACCTCTAAGTACACTTTCTGTTCTAACATAATAAAGTGTTTTTATTCCTTGCTTCCATGCTTCAAGATGTACTTGATTGATCCACTTAGGTGTTGCCTCTTTAGGAAATGCAAGATTTAGTGACACTGCTTGGTCAATATATTGTTGACGAATTCCAGCCTGTTTAACTAATTCTAATTGGTTAATTTCTTTGAAAGTTTTGAAAACCTCTTTAACCGGAATTGGGTCATCAGATTCACTTACATCACTACATAATGTGGCTTTTCCACTAACATAGCACCACTTATCCAATTCTTTTATATCCTGCACACTTCCTCCGTCTGCAAGTATTTTATCCCATGTCTCTTTATTATTTATTCCTGCCTTTCTAAATACTTTTTCTAATTCTTTATTTTTTCTAATAAATGTACCTTTAGCACTCTGTTCAGTATACACATTTGCTGGAATAGGTTCAATACCTGAACTTACACCACCTGCCAATTTACTATTTGATACTGTAGGTGCAACTGCTCTTAAATGTGTATTTCTAAATCCACTACCTGCACACCAAAGTGGTTCGCCATATTCAGTTGCCATATCTCTTGATGCTTGTTCTGTTTCGGTTTGTATTTGACCAAAGATTCTTCTTGTTTCAAATTGTGCAGGCAGACCTTCAAATGGTATTCCTCTTTGTTGTAAATAAGTATGCCATCCTAATACACCTAAACCTAGTGCCCTACCTTTTTCTGCACTTCTTACTGCATTTTCAAATCCTTGTCTATATTTTGCTTTTTGTATAAATTCCTCAAGGACACCATCTAAGAACCATGTAGCTGTATAGATTAAATCTGTATCCTTCCATTCATCATATCTTGCAAGATTTAATGAACTAAGGCAGCAAACAAAACTGTGATTTTCATCTGTATGTAAAACTATTTCGCTACAAATATTTGTCATATAACATTTTAATCCATTTTTCTTATATTGTTCTGGGTTTTGCTTATTTACATTGCCTCGATACATAATATATGGTTCACCTGTTTGCCTACGTTTTTTAAGTAGATTCATCCACTTTCTTCTACATTCAGGGTCTCCTGCCTCAAGATTTCTCATAAATTTATCACCAACAATTGCACATTGATGCATATTTAATGATTGTCTATTTACGTCACCTTTAGGTTCTCTAATTTCCAACCAATCATCAAAATCTGGATGGTCAATATTTAGATTTACACTAGCGGCACCTCTACGTACGGCACCTTGGTTTGTAGCAAGAATAGTAGAATCATAGATTTTACAAAATGGTACAACACCATCACTTGTTCCATTTCCAGTTATTGCTGCGCCTGCAGGTCTAATTTGATTTATACCTATACCTACACCACCACCATGCTTTGCCAATAACATCATTTCA